TTACCAACCTGTCTACTCGTCTTGATTATGGAGAAACGATTATCATTTAGATGATTTATAAGCTCGTCTTGGAATGGGTATGTATCGAATGGAATTAGACCATCATCAACGTGAATGATCTTCATATGAGTCTTTACAAAATATATAATATCTTCTTTACACTTCAAATATTCCGCAACCATTTCCTCAGACCAATTTAATTGTTCACCCGAGCGTTTGAGGAGTGGATTACCTAAATAACTTGATGTATTACGTACCATTAATCATCTTCTGTAATTCATGAGTGGTTAATGTAACATTTAGATTATTATTAACCGTATTTGGGGTTTCGTTCTTTAATTTGTCCATATCTTGCTGAAGATTAAGAAGTTCTTTGGTGGTATCGGCGAGTGTTTTAATCATGCCAGCCACAACTTCATAACCTCTTGGATTACTCTGTTCTTTAGCTAAATTCATAGCACCTTCTAGAGCGTCATTGCCTCTTATTACAAGATTATGGAGCTGTTCACGAGCCTTCTCATAATCTGAATCTATGTCTTGATTTCTATCATCTGGATTTGAAGTTACCTGTACAGGTGCTGGAATACCTCGCTCTTTGTGAGAGGAAGTCATTATGTCTTGATCTGGTGGTATACCAAATACTTCATCTAATTTTTCATTTACATTCATAATATTAACCTAAAGTACCGCTATTCATTACAGAATTATTCAATATATTATCTGTGCCTGCGGCGTCTATATTACCCCAACCCATAGCACCACTATTGAACGCATTTGTATTCAATGGCTCGGTAGTCCATATTGAACTAGCCTCAACCTCAGCGATTGAAACCACCGCACCACTCAATGTAATGTCGGCCGTTACATTATTATTTATATAAGAACTAGATACGATTGTGGCAGATACAGTAACATCACCTGAATCATTGGTCTCAACACCAGAGGAAGCAGTAACAGTACCAGTGCCTGTGATACTTAATATACCGTAATGATCTGTGTGACCGGCGAATACACTCAAGCCAGAGGCTACAACATCAATATTTGTATTATTGACAAGAGTAGGGTTGGTAGATATAGTAGATGAACCCACAATATCTAATACAGTGTTATTAGTCACCAATGAATTAGATGATACTGTACTAGAGCCCACAATATCTAATACAGTGTTATTAGTAACAATGGCGTTGGAAACTACAGTGCCTGTACCGGTGATACTTAATATGCCGTAATTATCCGTATTAGGTGCAGATGTTATAGTGCCAGAACCCACAATATCTAATACAGTATTATTAGCCACAGTAGGTGTAGAGGTCATTAGAGCACTACCACCCACTATACCCACGCCAACCATCTCTGTGTGAGTGGCCGATACAATTAAGCCTGAAGCCACAACATCTGATTCAGAATTAGAAATTACCGAAGCGATTGAAGTCATGGTGGCGGAACCAACGATAGGACCTACACCATAATTATCCGTATGACCTGCTGTTACTGTAAGGCCTGAAGCCACAACATCTGATTCAGAATTATTAACAACTGAAGCTATTGAAGTCATGGTGGCGGAACCAGAGATTGAACCTACACCAACCGTTTCTGTGTGAGTGGCCGATACAATTAAGCCTGAAGCCGTAACATCCAATGTAGCGTTATTAACCAACGCAGGTGCAGAAGTCATGATGGCGGAACCACCAATTATACTAGCACCACTCTGTTGAACTTCACCTACACTAACACTTAAGCCTGAGGCTATGATGTCGGCAGAACCACCAGCATATCTAATCACCGCGGTAGTCATTGTAGCTATACCTGCACTTTCGGTAGTATTACTCGCGTATATGTAATTACCATCTTGATCTGTGATAATATTACCAGATTGGTCAGTCAATGGTTCATTAACTAATATAGCCTCAATGGTAGGAGCTCCTACCACCGAACTTGAACCTACAATATCACTTGAAGCTCTGAAGTCAACAGACATCTGTACATCAAATGTGGATGAAGCTACAATATCGGAAATAGCATTATTAGTAGTAGATGATGTAGTACCCATTAGAGCATTACCACTCATATCAACGAATGTGTAATTATCCGTATGACCTGCAAATACACTCAAGCCAGATGCGATTACATCACCACCCGCAGGGAGTGCAACAGAAGATGTTGATGTAATTGTACCAGACCCGACCATATCGGAAGACGCATTATTTGTAACTAGCGATGTAGTGGAGATTGAACTTGCACCAGAGATTGAAGCCTCACCATTATTAGTAACAGATGAGATCACTTCAAGGTTGGCAGAACCTATCATTGCACCCACCGCGGAAGAAGTAACTTCAGAGATTGAAACAAGTGCACCCTCTGCAATGATATTAGAGGTAGGTGTTATTGTATGACCGGCCCTTGCATCAATTGTAGATGTACCAGAGATTGCCCCTACACCAGAGTTTGATACAGTGGAAGTGGCTGCAAGAGTTGCAGTACCCACCATTGTAGGTGAATCATGTAATTCAGTGTGGCCTGCAAATACCGTAAGACCAGACGCGACTACATCGGAAGTGGCGCTGATTTCAACAATAGGTTCTAGATCAAATATTGCACCGGTGAATAGTGGAGATTGTGCACCCTCTGTACTAGAATCATGATTAACTTCAGAAGTTGAAGACATAGTACCCGAAGCTACTATATTACCAGTACCAGAGGCATTTCTTGTAACATTTGCTGTAATCGTTAAGCCACCGTCAACGAATGTTCCACCGTCCTGATGTAGTATATCACCATTCTCAAGTATGAACTCATCGCCATTCTCAAGGTCCATGAAGTAGGTAGTTTCAAAGTAAATATGAGTAACAGTAGCTTCAGCGGTGGCGGATGCAGTACAGTATGAATCTTCATATGAGATCCATAGAGCGTCACCATTCTCTTGCACTAGATCATCACCATTCTCAAGCATGAACTCTTCGTTACTAATATTGTAAACAAAGCTTGGAGCCGCGGTGATGGATGCAGAGCCAGTGAAGGTAGGTGAATCATGTAATTCAGTGTGACCTGCAAATACCGTTAGACCAGATGCAACCACATCACCAGTACCGTTGGTTGTTACAGATACATTGGCGATACCCGATGCTGAACCTACAATATCAAGAGATGGTCTAAAGTCTACTATCGCATTGGAAGAGATTGAACTTGAGCCAGAGATATCTAATACTGTATTATTAGCCACAGTAGGTGTAGAGGTCATGGTAGCACTACCACCCACAATACCTACACCATAGTCTGTTACAGTAGAAGCGGATATTATAAGACCTGAAGCTACTATATCGGAAGTCGCATTATTAACAACAGAAGCTTCTGAAGTCATTAGAGCATTACCTGCAACGATACCCACACCTATATGTTCGGTAGAACCAATACTTATACTTAAGCCTGAAGCGATAATATCGGAAGTCGCATTATTAACAACAGAAGCTTCTGAAGTCATGGTGGCAGAACCACCGACAATACCAACACCATCTTCTGTAACAGACGAAGCCGAGACAATTAAGCCAGAGGCTACAACATCGGATGTAGGTTTATATTCAACCGTAGGTGTAGAGGTCATTAGAGCATTACCTGCAACAATACTTACACCTATATGTTCAACTTCACCAATAGATACGGTGGCGCCTGTAGCGACTATATCACCAGTACCAGAGGCCTGTCTAGTAACGTTCGCCGTTATAGTAGCGATACCTGCCGACTCTGTAACAGTATTGGCCGAGAAGTAATTACCATCATGATCTACAAGTTGATTATTATCAGCATCAGTCAAGAAGTAGTTATTAACAAATACTTCCTTGGTAACATCGGCATCAACAGTAGATGTACCGGTAATAACACCACCAGCATTGTATGTTACCGTTATGTCTGTATCTAATGCACCAGTACCAGTAATATCGGAGATGACTGGTCTTGAACTAGTAGGGGTAACACCCATCGAACCTGTACCAGTTAAAGCTAAGGTGCCATAATTATCGGTGTGGCCTGCAAATACCGTAAGACCAGTCGCGACTACATCGGATTCAGCATTGGCTGAGGTTATACCAACAATATTAAGTAATGCCGAACCAACAACATCTAATACTGTATTATTAACCACAGTAGGTGTAGAGGTCATTAGAGCATTGCCTGCAACCACACTAATTGAATTATGTTCAATCATGGAGATTGAAACAAGTGCACCCTCTACAACTATGGTGGAAGCAGCATTGGCGGTAATTGCGCTTGAACTTGATAATATACCAGAGCCGGTGATTATACCAGACCCTGCATTATTATTGGTGGCGATTACAGCGATTGCACCCGATCCGACTATATCGGAAGTAGTATTAATTTCGTTGGTAGCATCCACTGCTACAAGACCAGACCCTATTATATTCAGTACACCATAATGATCGGTGTGACCGGCCGATACAATTAAGCCCGAAGCCATAATATCTGATTCAGAATTAGAAATTACCGAAGCGATTGAAGCGATTGAACTTGAGCCAGATATATCCAATGTAGCGTTATTAACCACAGTAGGTGTAGAGGTCATTAGAGCATTGCCTGAAACTATACCAGCACCGGCCTGTATAGTTTCACCAAATACAACACTTAGACCAGACGCGACTACATCGGCAGAACCACCGGCAATTCTATCACTGGATGCAGTAATTGTTGAAACACCATCATGAATAATGGCCGGTATAATGACTATACTATCACCATTCTCGTCAATTAGACTATCACCATTTTCAAGGACAAGATCTGTAACATCAATTGTCGCTACATTGATTGGAGATGTTTCTATAGAACCTGATACATTAATATCAGAAGAAGCTATAAAGTCAACGGCAGCATCAGAGGTCATGGTGGCAGAACCACCCACTATACCAACACCATCTATGCTTACAGATGAAGCAGAAATTGTAAGACCCGATGCTACTATATCAGATGTAGCATTGGAAATTATATATGAGCTCGAATCAACCGAACTTGACCCTATAATATCGGATGAAGCATTTAATTCGTTAGTACTATCCGAAACCATTGAAGCTGAACCAGATATACTTAATGCACCATAATTTTCAGTATGACCTGCAAATACACTTAAACCTGAAGCCGTAACATCAAACGAAGCTAGGAAGTTAACCGAAGCTTCTGAAGTCATGGAAGCGTCACCGGCAATTACACCAACACCCACAAGTTCAAGTCCACCAACCGAGATTGATAGACCTGAAGCAATGATATCGGCAGTACCAGCCGCCACCCTAGTAACATTTGCTTCAATTGAGGCAATGCCTGCAGACTCTGTAATTACACCCGCGGCAATAATGTTTCCATCATGATCGGTGATATTATTACCATCTTGATCGATTAGGAATGAGTTATTAACAAATACTTCCTTGGTAACATCGGCATCAACAGTAGCAGAACCTACAATATCGGAAGTAGGGTTGGAAACTGTAACAGGACCAGAAGAGATTAAGGCCGATACATTAATATCAGAAGTAGGTGATATTGTGCTAGTAGGTTCAACCACGGTTGAACTATTACCTACAATACTTATATTAACATAATGATCGGTGTGACCAGCAAATACCGTAAGACCAGAAGCTTCAACATCAGCTTCAGAATTAGATGCTATAGTTGAAGTTATGTCAACGGTGGATGAAGCTACAATATCGGAAGTAGTATTATTAATAACACTAGCTTCAGTAATCATTGAAGATGAACCTACAATATCGGAAGTAGTGTTCAACACCACAGAAGCATTAGAAGTTACTGATGCAGAGCCAGCGATTATACCAGCACCATCAGAGGTTGTCGAAGCCGCTGAAATTATAACACCGGAAGCGGTAATATCAGATTCTGTATTGGCGGTGATCATTGAATCAGATTCAACCGTGGCGGAAACTGTAATATCAGATTCTGTATTGGCGGTGATCATTGAATCAGATTCAGCAGATGATGTACCAACAATAACTAGAGTACCATAATGATCGGTGTGACCAGCCGATACTGTAAGACCAGAAGCTTCAACATCAATGTCTGTGGACGCAGTCATGATTGATGTAGAATCCATAACAGCATTAACAACGATGTCACTCTCTACATTATTAACCACTGAAGCTATTGATGTTATGGAAGCGGACCCACCGACTACACCTGCACCGGCCATAACACTTTCACCAAATACAATGTTAGCACCTGAGGCTATGATGTCGGCAGAACCACCAGCTGTGTAAGATACCTCAACATCAATGGAAGAAATACCCTCACTAATCACCGCAGGAACAATGACTATACTATCACCATTCTCATCAATTAGGCTATCGCCATTCTCGAGAACAAGATCGGTAACATCAATTGTCGCTACATTGATTGGCGCAGTTTCTATAGAACCTGATACACTAATATCAGAAGAAGCTACAAATTCGACCCCGGCATCAGAAGTCATGGTAGCGTCACCACCAATTATACTAACACCGATATGTTCGACTTCACCAACAGAGATTGTGGCGCCTATGGCAGTAACATCAATAGATGAGTTACTAATTAATATAGGATCGGAAGTCATTAATGCAGAACCACCATTAAACGCTATACCTTCAGAGGTTGTCGAAGCCGCTGTGGTGGTAACACCATTAGTGATTATGTCGGCTTCACCAGCCGAGGTTGCAAACGATAGAGATGATGCAGTAGCATTAACAATAATGTCGGAAACAGCATTGTTAATAGTACTACCTACACTATCCATCGTAGATGTACCAGAGATACTTAGAGTACCGTAATTTTCAGTATGACCGGCGAATACTGTAAGACCAGACGCGACCACATCACCAGTACCAGCGAATTCAATGATTGCATCAAACTCTATTGTTGCTGTACCAACAATATCACCATCACCAAATATCTCAACTGATGTGTATGATTCAGCAGATGATGCACCAGAGATACTTAATATACCGTAATGATCGGTGTGACCGGCCGATACAGTTAAACCAGACGCGACCATATCGGAAGACGCATTGTTAGTAACCACCGGTGCAGAGGTCATTGTAGCATTAACTACACAATCACCAGTGCCGGCCGCGATGTAATCATTATCAGCTTCAATTAATGCAGAACCAGCAGATTCAGTAACAGCGTTGAACGCCATTGTATTGCCATCTACATCTGTAATGTAAACACCATTTCTATCTGTTAAGTGATCATTAGTCATTTCTAATAAGAAACCACCAAGAGCCGTAACTGTACATGAACCGGTAATATCGGAAGATGCACCAGGTAGTACAGAAGAACCAGAATCAACAACAGACGCAGAACCAACCATATCACCAGTACCACCCGCGTGTCTGACAGAGTTGGCATCGAATGTTATAGCATTACCGGAAACTAATCTTAATGTAACATAATGATCGGTGTGACCAGCCGATACTGTAAGACCAGAAGCTTCAACATCGGCAGAATCAGGCATTGCAACCCAAGCAGTGGATGTTGCAGAAACAGTACCAACAATATCCACAACAGCATTATTGGTTGATATAGATTCAGAAGTAATTATACTTGAGCCTATAATATTACCGGTACCCGCGAAGTCTACATTAGATTCAGATTCAATTAGAGAGGTGACATTAATATCACCAGAACCTACATTATCCACAGTAGGAGATGAAGTCATTAGAGCATTACCACCAATGATACCTACACCTATATGTTCAATTTCTGAATGTGATACCGTCGCGCCGGTGGCGACTATATCGGATTCTGCGGAGGATATAATCATACCCACGGATGTAATAGAACCTTGTACGTCTATATCGGAGGTCGCATTGTTGGTTATTATAGGTTCAACTTCAATATCTGCAGAACCACCAATTATACCAACACCTATATGTTCAGCCTCACCATGAGTTACAGTCGCGCCGGTGGCGGTAATATCAGCAGTACCAGAATTAGTAACAACACCATCGGAAGTAATTGTAGCAGTACCTGCGTGAACGGCTACACCACTTTGTATTACTTCAGATGTAGTGATAGTCGCGCCTGTGGTGGTAATGTTAACCGTAGTGTGGGCATTATTCACTGCCGTAGACGATACTATGACTGTGCCTGTCGCGTCTATAGAAGCATTAGAGGTATTCGTTGCTATGGATTCAATACCAAGATTTGCACCAATACTTAATATACCGTAATGATCGGTGTGACCAGCCGATACTGTAAGACCAGAAGCTTCAACATCCGCAGCGCCTGTATTATCAACAGAAGGAGCTACATCCATTAGAGCGGAACCAATCATATCGGATACAGAACTTAATGTAACGATAGATCTAGAAGTAATTAATCCAGCACCAGAGATATTAGATATCGGTAAATGCTCAGTATTTGATTCAGAATTAAATGCGCCTGCACCAGACAATGTAATGGTGCCGTCATGTTCAACATCAGAGGTGGAATCAATTGAGCTTGAACCAGAGATATTTGAAGTGATCGATACCTCATTGGTAGCGGTTGATGTAATTACACCATTGACTATAATGTTAGATGAAGACGAAGAATTATTAATTGAACTAGAAGTTACAGTAGCCTCAGATGCGGTGAATGCAACACCATCGGCAAATAATGAGGCACCTGTAACGGTAGCACCTTCAACAACAACATCAAACGAACCTGCGTTGGCCGCAACACTCTCAGAAGAAGAAGTTGCAGTACCAATAATATCCGATGTAGTATTAGCGATTGTAATAACATCGGAAGTAATAGAAGAAGTTCCGGCAATTGAGCCAGAATTAAATGCCTCCAAAGAAGCAATTGAAATAATGGATGCCGAAGCATCAACATCAGATGAAGCAGGTGCGGCGATCACTGCGTCAGAGGTCATGGAAGCAGAACCTGCAACTATACCAGCACCATCAACAGTAACACCGGCGGCGGATATAACCGCGCCAGAGGCTACAACATCGAGTGAATTAAATGCCTCTACACTTGATTCAGAAGTAATTAAACCTGTACCAGATATATTCAATGCATTGAATGATTCAACCATAGGCTCTGTAGAGATTGAACTTGAACCGACTACATCGGAAGAACCTATACCCTCTACCGTAGGTTCAACATCAATAGTAGCACCGGCAACATTAAATGCTATACCATGCGCGTAAACAGATATTGCAGATACCGCGCCACCCTCTACAACAATATCAGAAGAAGCAGATGCAGATGATATTCCAATAATATTCAATACCGCATTACCAACAATATCTATAATAGAATTATTCTCCACCACCGATCGAGTGATGATAGAGGATGAACCAGTAATATCCATTGTAGAAGCGGAGGTCATACTAGATTCAGAAGTAACTGAAGTTGTTCCGGCAATGATATTAGATACAGACGCCGTTTCAACCATACCCGAAGCATCAAGTGAAGCGGTGCCTGTGATTGTACCTAAACCAAACTCTTCTGTGTGACCGGCAAATACTGTAAGACCAGACGCGACTATATCAGAAGAAGAATTACTAATTAATATAGGCTCTGAAGTCATGGTGGCAGAACCACCTATAATACCAACACCATCTTCTGTTACAGAAGAAGCAATTACGGCAAGCCCTGAAGCTACTATATCGGAAGAAGTATAATTATCAACCGTGGAAATAACATTGACGGTGGCAGAACCACCTACAACGGATAATCCATATTGGTCAGTGTAACCGGCCGATACAATTAAGCCTGAAGCTACTACATCGGAAGAAGAATTACTAATTAATATAGGCTCTGAAGTCATTAGAGCAGAACCTGCAACTATACCAGCACCATCTTCTGTTGTTGCGGATGCGGTTATCATCACACCGGAAGCGGTAACATCGAGTGAATTAAATGCCTCTACACTTGATTCAGAGGTAATTAAACCTGTACCAGAGATGTCGGCGTAAGCAGGTGTCGATATAAGTGCATCGAATATAAGATTTACATCACCGGTAAATGCAATACTATTAAATGCCTCTATACTTGCCATTGCTTCAAGTGAAGCGGTGCCTGTGATTGTACCTAAACCAAACTCTTCTGTGTGACCGGCAAATATACTTAAACCAGAGGCAACAACATCCATTGAAGCGGAGGAAGCAAGGGTAGATTCAGAAGTGGCGGTGGCGGTACCCGATATATCGGAAGCCGAATCTACCACCACACCAGCATTGACATCCATTGAAGCAGAACCTACCATGAATGAAGCGGTGGATGATATTATAGATTCATCCGTGAATATAGCACCAATCGCGACTACATCGAATGATGAGTAATTATTTATATTAGATTCTGAATCAAGTGTTGCTGTTACAACAACGTCGGAGTAACCAAGTTTAAATGTTGATCCAAGCGCGTTCATTGAAGCGTCACCGGCCATAACACCTGCACCTTCACCAGTTATAGCGGTGGCGGATACAATAGCAGCATCCGCTGTTATCGATACATTAACATTAGATATATTTGAAGCGGAGGCACTTAATTCACCACCAGCCACAACTGTGTTACTACCAGCAAGTACTTGGATGCCTGGAATAACACTGAACGATGCTGTTGCATACATATTAGCCGCAGATGATATAGCACCATCGGGTAATAAGTATTCCGTCACTACTTCATAATTACTATCGCTATTGGCATCCATAGGATCTACGGAATATTGTACGGCAAATACTGAAGCACCAACCGTCGCAGCAACTACTGCGGCCGCTACTTTCTTTCTTAGGGTGGGTCTTGCGTAAGGGGAGTCTTGGTGTGCCACACCAGAGGTGCCACTATATACCGCTACCCATTCATCATTAGAATCTGCGCTGGGCGGGGATACCTCTACTATATGAGTAGATACTTGAGTTGGCATTAAATAACGGTCGCCTGTGCAATCATAGCAGCCGCTCCAGAGAATTTAGCCTCAACGTCATTTGATGTAAACCAAGCGTCCGTATCATCAGGATCATCTTCACCAAATACAAAGTATTGAATTTTAGCTTTCTTAATAACCGATTTATCAGTAACTGGTGGGTAGAACCACGCCTTCGCCGTTAATTGTAGATCCCATACGATTGAACGCAAGTCACCACCATCAAAATTAGCCTCCCATAGATCATCCATACCCACACTGTCGAGTATTACGGGTATATCGCGTATCATATCAATTTCTGGTAATTCTTTAAATGTTAAATTAAATTCTGGGGTAAAGAATGGGACAACTTGCTCTAATATTTGTAGAGCGTCCTCTGTATTCTTTGTATATATCGACACAGAGAAGTTTAAATCATATGGGACTGGATTATAAACGTGCTTGCGTGTGTCGGCATTGAATGGTTGACCGGTAGTAATCCTTCCATGAGAATTAATCTTACGACTTGGGTCATATGATATGCCATCCATTGTAAAGCCAATTCTTGGAATAAATGTCTGTACACCAGAAGCGGTTTGTTGGTCTCTTAATTTCGTCAGGAATCTTTGTTTACTAGCATATGATACAGGTACTTTAATATCATCTATTATAACATCATTCTTATCGAATCGACGAAGGTGAATATTATTAAAAAGTGTACCGATACCTACAGTAACATTCTTCATATGAGAATGATAAAAACTAGTGCCCAACATTACGAAACCTCCCCGAATGGATTAGTCTCGCCGAAGTCTAATACATCATCACCTTGGAACTCAAACGCGTCGGATTCTGTATTCCAACCGCTCGCCTCCCAATTGATTTCATTATCAGCTACGGTGGAGCCTGCCCCGGTAGGCCATACCGGTTCAGTGATATTACTCATACCTAAACCAGTCTTAGCAACTGCGGTATAATATAAGCCAGTCCATATACCGGAAGATGTAGGGTGTATAGTATCACCAATATCATAAGATGTATTCTTAACCCAATCCGAAGTACCAACCGGTGGCTCTGAACCCGCCAACCAATTACCGTATGTTGTCTTAATCTTATTGGCAGCATCTGCAAGCCCATCAAGTTTAGCAATACCTGTATTGAACTCTTCTTGAGAGTATTGGAATAATTCGGCTTGAATCTTAAATTGTGCAATAGTGCCTAAAGGATAGAATGTATTCTCATGCTCAACAAAAGTAATTTCAAACACCCCTTCATTGAATGGGAAGTAGATTAAATCACCTTCAAGGGGCTTATCAACACCTGTAAGAGATGTAAATTCTCTAGGATTAATAATCAACTCCATTCTGTCTTTAATTTCAAGACCGAACTTGGCGAACATATCGCCCTCACCTTCAAAGTTATCGAATGATGATAAGTACATCTCCACATCATGTACTACTTCAAATTTAGAAATAGTATCTTCACCAAAGATGATGTCTTCATTTTGAAGTATGCGAGGAATATACTTCACATCAATTCCCCACATCTTAATAAATTCTGTGGTTAGATTATGAAGTAGGTCTTGTTCGTTAGTCGCGGACTGCCAGTTAACGTGTGGATTAGTGGCCATTACCCTACAGTGAAGTCTAACGGCAATTCATAAGTTGCCGAAAACTCTTCAAGTAATTGATTAATCTCTTCCGTAGCTTCTGAATATAATTCTGGACCTCGTGTACTAACACCGCCAGGTAATGAAGCTCCTTCATATTTAGATAAATTTGAGCCCCATTGTTGTTTAATGAGCGCGGTGGTATACTTTTTCAACCAAGCGTCATCAAATAAGTCAATAGCGTAGCCTGTACCTTCATCGGGTACTACCATTCTATATCCCTTTATAATAAATGTATTACCATCAACAAAAGTTGTGCCATGCACAAACATTTGATTTGTCGCTCTATTATGTGTGAAATGCCTAGCGGGTGTAAAGTATCGATTCATTAGTTCGATATATTGCAGGGTCAATTCATAACTAGTAAAAGTCTCTGAAGATGGTGTACCGCTCAACAGGTCTTCCATAGTGGCTTTACCAAACTGCCATTCGGCGTCCATGAATGATTCACCATTGGCTCCGCCAGTGTTTGGTTCCAGCAAAGCGGTGATTGCTACTATATTATCAGGTATTGTAAAATACCCGTTAGTAACATCTGTCGCAGATGTAGTAATTTTTATGTATGTTTCTTCAACACCATCATAATGGCGCTCAACGAACATTTGTATGGCATCTTCTATTCGGTCAGTGGCTTGAGTCGTATCTACCTCAATATTGATTACTGGTGAACCCAGTTTGCGTAGTGCATATGCTTTTAAGTCTGCTACCGATTGAAGTTTAGCCATTAGAATCCTATATGAAAAATAAAGGGACCGAAGTCCCTCTATTCATCAATTAACAAATATTAGTCAATTGTTACTGTTACAGAACCAGAAGTAAACGTGATAACGTCGCCGTTAGTCAATGTTTTATTGTAGTTCATAGGCGTATGGTAAAGTAAGTTACCAGAAGTAGACGCATCATAAATACCAACGTGTGTGTATGTAGTTGCAGAAGCACCATCAAATGCAGAAAAAGAAACTGAAGCACTATTTGAAGTAGTGTTCGCGCCAGCTGGATCACTAAATGTGATTGCTTGACGTGTGTATGCAGGGAATGAAGCAGTTGCAGCTTCAGTACCTGTACCAGCGTCTGTAGGGTCAGTTTCGAATAATGCAACGTATGGTGTTACACCTGTTAAAGTTACACCACGTAGAGTAGTGTTTAAGATTGCGTCTTCCAAGTAATTTGAAAATTCACTCATTTTATTTCTCCTTAATTAAGTAGTTTGTTGTTGTGTAAAATGCATTTTTTACAATAATATTTATACAATATTATTTTTTCCAATTAATCCATGCATCAATACCTTTATCATGCAATGATTGTTTTCTGCGAACACCGGAAGATTTTTTCTTATGTTTTTTCGCTTCCATCACCCATTTCTGTACATCATCACTATTAGTCTTCATATACTTATTTATATCAATTCTTTGTTTACTTTCCAATATAAATATGTTATAATAATATTAACTATACAAATTGAGTAAGAACCATCACCTAAAGTCAAAAGTTAGAGTGACCGGCAACTGTTTTAATACACTTAAATACGATCCGGAGATTGATGTGGGTATAGACACTAAATATCTAAATAAACCGAACAGGGCGATATGATGAGAGCCCAATGAACGGCCCTGAATTAACAGGATCTATGTTGAAGGAGGATACGGCAAACCTCACCTGTTCTGGTAAAGTAATTAAAATCTAATAAGTATTAAATAATTAAAATCTAATAAGTATTAAATAATTAAAATCTAATAAGTATTAAATAATTAAAATCTAATAAGTATTAAATAATTAAATCTAATAAGTATAGGAAATTTGCCTGCAAGGCAAACGGCCGAAGGCCGAATTTGATTACCTTTCTTGAAGTTACTCAGTAAGAAATTCGCCAGTATTAATCCAATAAATCTAATTGTTCTTGTTCTGTTTTAATCCCACCATTGACTATATCTTTATGGAATTGGATAACTTCAGATTCGACCCCGGCACCAAATATCATAGAAATCCTATCACCATCTTTAAAAAAGTATGATGCTGGGAATGAATTGGGTTCAAAATATAGCTTATCCGTTTCTTTTATTTTGATTGCCGCGAAAGTAAATTCCGGGACTTGTTCTTTAACTTTTTCAAGTATTGGCATCATGTGTTGACATGTAGGACAGACTTCATTGAACCAAATTATATTAACAAATCTATCGCTATTAATTATTTCTTTCGCTCTATCTACTGTAACTTCTTCAAATTGTGTATTCATCATCTATTGATTCACCTCTAATTATATTATAAAATACTCATAATGCCTTGTAGGCAAAAGATACTATAAGGATTATATTACACGCCTAGATATTGTTTTGCTCTAAGCGTTCAATACGTTGTTCGATACATAGTCCT